ACGAAATTTTTAAAAAAATGTGTTTGCGGGCTTTGTGAAGGTTTTAGAGACCGCCTGCCGAGCCTCTTAAACTTAATCTTCTTTTTCGTAGAATCCGAAAATTACAAATTCCCCGCCTATCTCTTCCAATGCCGAGCTGAATGCGTCTTCATAGCTGTCATATTTACCGGCTGATTTGATGTTCGACGTAAATCCAATATCGCCAAACGAATCGGGATAGATGAATTCGTGATTTTCCAATTCTTGTACGATAAATTTCTGTTGGTATCTGCTCATGATTCAGCCTTTCTTAGGCTTTAGGTGCTGCGCCCTTTACTTGGAAATCCAACAATTTCTGCACTAAGCCTTTTCCTGTTGATTCCATGGCAACGGTTAGATCAACCGCACAGGGGAATTTAAGGTTTTTCAATTTTTCAAAATTATGGCTGTCACCAAACTTCATGCTTTCCGAGGTAAAGCCCACGGCATTGCCGTTTGACGGCATGGGGCTGGCTACCAAGACGGTGCATGAATCGATTTTGTTACCGTCGATTTCGCCTTTGAATTTTTTTGCGCCCAACAAAGTGGCGGTATATGTGGTTACTTGGCTTGTTTCAAACATTTTTCAATTTCCTTCAGTTGTTTAAAAAATCGGATATTTGACGTTCCTCGTACTCAATATCCTTGATGTGTTGCCATTCCCTGTCTTGAGGAAATGCGTATTCTCTCTCTTCAATCAAATCATCAAACAGTGTTTCAATGTTCAATGCGTTAATGGCTTTCTGTTCTTCGTGGATATACTGGAATTTCTGCGTTTGGTTTTTGCAATCGTATTGCTCAGGCTGTAAACCTTTTGGATAACCTTCAACGCCTTTCACCAGCTCATCAACTATCCTGCTATCGTCCCACCCTATATCGCGGAGGAAATTAACCATCTTGCCGACTTGATTCCTTGCATGAAAAAGCTTAACGTCGAATATCAGATTAACGTTTTTAACTTTTACTTCCATGCGCTTGGCTTCTGTCTTAAAAATCTCCTTGCAAATCGGATATGCGCCGCCTAGATACGACCCCGAATAAAGTAGGACATCCAAGGGTATTTCTATATCCCCCTCAAACCTGACCCAAGGGCTATCAACATCTCCAAGCTGTCTGCCTTTCTCGTAAACACGGGTAAATTTTGAATTTCCGCGCTTGCCGATGTAAAAGGTTTTTCCACTGCCGTCTTCATTGCGCCATGCCGTGCCGCGACATTCGCTTTTTGGCCGCATATTGTGTACGTCGTAATGTCCGTTATCGTGGTCTAACATTGCCTGATCGGGTGTGTACTCTCCGTTGAAAAAATCATGGGCGACATCGATACGGGTTATTTTGGGTCGGACGCATTTACTTAAAAATTCATACAATCGGTTTTCCCAACCGGGTAAAGCAGCCATGCAGCCTGTACCGTTCAATTCAACCAACATCGTTTCACATTGGCCGCCGTAATGAACCTTTCCGTATTCGACGTTATCGGGCCCGAATTGATAACAGCTTTGATAGAAAAACTTTCCTTTAAACGGTAATTTTTTGGTAATGCCGAATCCCAAGATTTCTTCAAGCAGCTCGCTATACCGGACAACGAATTCCGTATCTGATACCAATCCCTTTCCGGTTACTTTCGTCATGGAATTTTCATGTATCGTGAAAGTGATTTGGTCTATGAACGCTCCGTCATCCCTGCCACGCCTTAACGGTATTTCTATAAATCTGCCTTTGCCGTCCGATACAAAATGACTGAAATACTCGAATTGAAATTCTTGGTTTTCTGTTTTTTCCGCACCCTTCGGATTTGGGGTTTTATTTTGCTCCCCCCCCTATTAGCCTAGGGGGGCAGCCTACGGCGGTTGCCGCAGCCCCGCCGTCCGCTAACGCGTCCGCCATGTCCGCGGACACCGCCAAGGCTTTATCTTCAAAGGCTTTCACGGTTGCATTCCTTATGCATCAGTTCTTTAACAAACAATCTGCCGTATTCATACGCTTCGTTTTCGGTCTTTTGCTTCAAAGTCGGATTGCAGATATAAAAAGAAACTGTTGTGATGCATTGGGATTCGTAGCCTTTATCCTTGAACACTTTCATGATGTATGCTTTGGGGAAATATACGTGTTCGGGATTGACAGTATAGAAAATAAACATGATTAAGCCCCTTCACTGACTAGAGTTAAGGGGCTTTACAAGGATTAAAAATATGCGCCCCTTATGGAGCGCAATATATAAGGTTTTAGATTGCGAGAATTTATCCGCTCCTCCGTCATTCCCGCGAAAGTGGGAATCCGGAAATGAAAGGCAACAGGAATTTATCGTAAATGACTGAAACCGAACGGACTAGATTCCCGCCTGCGCGGGAATGACGATGTAAAATTATCCGGGATTCAAAAAGACAGGCTTTCGCATCCGTGGGAATGATTGCGGAAAGATGATTTTTATTTTGTCATAAAAACCCGCACCTTAATCAGTTGGCGGTTAAATCAAACTTTTAGGGTGCAGATTACTTTTTATGATTTCAGACGGCATTTCGACAGACGGCAAACCTATTTGGGCAATACCAAAAACTTAATCAATAACTCTTTGAACACAAAACCGAACACACCCAAGCCCAAAACCAAAAACAAAACGGCGATGCCGAATTTGCCCGCTTTGGACTCCTTGCCCAAATTCCAAACGATAAAACCCAAAAAAATAATCAAACCGGTCAGGCAGATTTTCAACGCCCAATCGGCAAAAACCGCTTCATCCATATTTTTTCCTATTGTTGATGTGTATGCCATACGCAATAAGGG